TACCACTATGATGCCTAAACTCTAAGCTACCATGATAGTATCTAGAGTGAATGTTTAAAGCACAATACCTAGCATCATTGTATTTTTCTGTACTAGGAATAGAGTTCATCATTACATTATAGTACAAGTCTATTAAAGAATCCTCTGTCTCTACATTTCTCAATGAGCTATTATCTAATTCAAAATCCCTACACCAATTAGAATCCTGTCTAGAATTAGGCATCATATCTTTAAGCATTCCTTGAAAGAATTTATATACTATACCTACATGAGCGACTTCTCTTGGAGTCATATCTAAAGAGTTAAAGTGTACATGTAGTCCACAACTTCTATTAATTATTGCATTGTATTTATCTTTCCAATCCATTAATGAATTACCCTTTCTTTATCATCTTCAGTATCAAGAACCCTATTATCATTTAACATATTAAATATTATTCTATCTTTCATAAATTCATAATCTTTCTGATTAAGTTCTGTCTTTGCATAAACATCAATCATAAAACAAGCCATCATTAACAATCGAATGGCTTTATCATCTGTAAATTTTTTTCCTCTATATTCAAAGACATCTAAAACTTTGCAAAAATCTTCTTGAAACTTAATAAATTCTTGTTCTGGTGGTAATTTCTTTCTAAATTTTTTATTTGACATAATATTTAACTTTCTACTATAATTTACTATAAATAAGGTTATATTTATCCCTCATTGTATAATGAAACAATCTTAACATTATTCGTTTTAAAAGTCAATAGTAAAATAATATAAAATACTATATTGACAAAAGTTATTAACATACTATATCTAGTATGTATCAATGAAATATATACTAGAAAGAATTTTCCCGTTTAACGAAATAAAATTACGCTACTTGTTTTTTTGTTTTTTGTGTGATATTTTTACCACACCTGAAAAAAAGCTAAAGCAAAAGGCACAAGCGCCAAGCGAAAGGCACAAGCGTAAGGCACAAGCGTAAGCTTTGGAAGGAACAAGCGTCAAGCGAAAGGCACAAGCGTGGGAGTATCTAGAAAACTTACTGAAAAACAAATTATCTTTGTAAAAGAATTAATTACCAATGAAGGTAGAATAACGGCTACTGAAGCAGCACTTCGTGCCGGTTATCCAGAAGCGTCTGCGCGCACCAAAGCGTCAGCATTACAAAATCCAAAATATTATCCTTTAGTTGTTGATTACGCTAGACAGATTCGTGAAGAGGTACAAAAGAAATACGACGTCGACATACATAGACATTTTAAAGAACTACAAAAGATTAGAGAGAAGGCCCTGGAAGAAGGGTCATACTCAGCAGCAGTACAGGCAGAAGTAGCGAGAGGTAAGGCTGCCGGACTATACGTGGAACAAAAAATTATTAAACACGGTAAGTTAGATCAACTAACAGAGGGTGAGTTAGATGAAAAAATTGCAGAACTTATGCGTGAAATGAAAATAGTTGATGGAGAACTGATAGATGATTCTAAGAAGATCGTTTCTTCAAAAGCTCAATCAACCAAGGGTTCTCCCAAAAAACATTCAAAAGCCAATTAGTAATACTATTGACTACTTGCTCCTCGTGTTTATCATCAGTAAGTGGTCCGCCGTCTTGGTTAAGTGAACTGTTGTATACTATGGCATGAATTATTTCATGCAGCACTGTGTTTACAAGCTGATCGCCTTCAAGTTCTTTTTGTATGTCAATACGACACTCCCTGGAAACATACTCTCCAAAACAATCTGAATTATCTTTAATAAAAGAAGGATCAACAAAATTAAATCTAATCGTATTCCAGCCAACCTTCACTGTCTCCGGCAACATTGCACACGTAGCCGACGTAGTTTCTGTCGTTGTTGGTTTTAATTTGGAAGTCTTTTTTTTGAATAATTTGTTCATAAGCTGATTCGCAGTCGTTCGTTAGATATAACTCCGTATGAATTGGAGAGTCAAGATAGAATGTTCCATACACAAACCAGACCGATAATAATAACTTCATATAGCTCTCACAGAATAAAATTTATGTCTTTCTTTTAAATTTCAATATTTTCATCGTAAAATGTCAATTTAAACTAACACAAATGACACTAAACTAACACATAACTAACACACACATTATCTATATATTTCAATATGTTAACTATGTTTTTACGTGTTTGTGTTAATGTGTTAACCTTACTCAAATCATTTTCTCTTTTCTCTTTTTTATTTTATATTCCCTATATGGTTTACACATTCGGCCGTCTCGCCATTACAGCATTCTGTGACATTTTTGCCACACTTTTGACATTGATAATGACCGTGGACCATTATCCATTTACCCTCAAACATGCACCACGGACAAAGATCAACTGAATTTATTTCCTTTTCTGCCATTTTCTTCCTTAGTTAAGTACTGCAAGTTAGATAATATATGCAATCCTGACACATTTTCGCCCTGCAAAGGTACAATATGGTCAACATCACAGCCTTCAGGGCAGTTAATATAGAAAAATCGCATCATTTTCAACTCATCTTTAGTCATCCACACCGGTATACGCTGTAGTTTAGCTGCCTTATATTTCGCGACTTTTGCTCTATTAACAGCCTTTCCACGTTCCGTTGCAAAGTATCTCTGATTCCGAAGTTTTTTCGACGTGCGCCCTTGCTCCGTATTATCATACTTAGCTGACGCTTTACGATTGGTAATCTTGCCCTTCTCGGTGCTTCGATATTTTTGGTATTTGTCCATTTCTTATCCTTTCTTTACGTTTTCTAATTAATCTCATGTTCCATTTGCGGTGTGCTTCATCAACAGTAAGTCCCGGCCTGACGTATCCTGGCCTCATGTTATCGTTTTCATATCATGCCGCCTTGAGAAAAACCTATTCTGCTTCTAAAAAACACATCTTTAGTATTTGCCATATGCTGTAATTTATATTTTTTACAAAATCTGGTGCAAACTTTGTAAAATATTTCTATTAATTCTTCCTCTGTTCTTTTTCTTTTATATTCCGATAGATCAAACCACTCCGTGCCACCCTTGTTTTGCTTATATGCACTCTTTTTTCTTAAACTATTGTGCAAATAAGACTCTATATTATAACCCTCTGTTAGATATTTAAACGATGCTATGTAATTTAAATGAAACGGATTATCTGTAGTATTCGATTGAGCTCGATGAGCCACAGAAATATCTGTTATCCCTATTTTGTAATAGGGTGTTTTACCATCTAATCTATTTTCAACTGCCAAATAAACTGTTCTTATAGTATTGGGTATAACTGTTTTTGCAAAATCATAAAAACGCTTAAAATCTTTTTTGTTAACTATTTTACCATCTTCACTAACTGACTTTCGCCCTGCCTCCATAATCACTGTTGCACTATTTAAAAGCTCTTCACTTATTTGATTAAACAAATCATCTCTTAGTTCGTTTATATAATCGTAAACTAAAGGATATTTTTGTTTATTGCGTAACTCGGAAGCTCTTACGTGAGCACTTGACTCCGCATAACCTGCTTCTATTGCACACTGTGTTGGAGTTTTGCTGTCTTTATTATAAACTAAAAGCTTCGCAAAAAGCATTTGTTGCTCTGATAATTGTTTAGGTAATCCCATTATTTCTTCCTCTTACGCATTCTAGTTTCTTTGCGGATAACTGCCCATTTAGCATCGGCGCACTTACCCCCACAATACTTTTTCTGCCTTTGGACCTTATGAAAGATCTGGAATTCTTCTCCACATCCTATACATATTTTAGTTTCACTGAACATATTATCTCTTTCTGTTATAGCACAATATAGTAGCTATTTATTCTTTGTCAACATCTTTTTTTAATTTTTTTAATCTTTCATCTCTTTGCCGGAATGATTCACGCATACTTAGTTCCCACAACTCATTCTCTTTATCCCAAAATTCGTCGAAATTTTCGTCTTTAGAACTCAATAAACGCACCACCAAACCTGGCAAGAGCTTCAATCCTCTCATTAGCCTTTTGCCAACGTAGTTCTTGCAAAGCTCTAAGCTTGTCGGTCCAGATACGTCGTGCGCCTTGCGATAAGTCTTGTCGCAATAGGTTTTCTACCTTGTCTATCCTCTTGTATAAAGTCTCTTCTTCTGTTCTATCTATCATTGTACTATTATAATTAATCTATATTTTTCTGGCGATCCAACGATTGTGTTAGGAACTAGATCAATTTTTCGTATGTCAAAAGATGTCTGACCGTCAGCAAACCCCATCGGAACAGCTAAAGATACTTTCGCATCAGCGCCCTCAGGGCTCTGACAAAACTTCTCTAACTTGGTTACCAGTTCTTTCGTTGTCCATCGAGTCTTATTTCCAAACAACGGTTTTTTACTTTCACTCATTAATGCCTCCTTCCTTGGCCTCTGTATTTCTTTTTACTAAACTTCTTGTTAGGGCTTTTAGCATGCCTTCCCGGTCGTTTAATTCTTTTCTTGGTGACGTGGTCACTATTATAAAACTTACTGCGTTTAGCCACGACTCTGCTCCTTTAGCCATTTCAATATGTCCTCGTCCTTAAAGTATGGCGTATTACCAATTCTTATATGAGGCACGTTAAACTGGCCGCGTTGTCTTTTCTTTCTAATCGTGTCTTGTTCAAAACCACGCTCTATACCATTCTCTCTCATAAAGTCCTTAACTCTAGCTATGTGTATATACATCTATTCTTTGTTCCCATGATATACAATTACCTCTGCCGTGCATTCAGGGCACGATAAGTTTGTCATAATCATATGCTGTTCGTCTTCATTCTCTTCCCATTCAGTATCGTGATCGCCTCCCCAAATTAGTTCGTGGCCACAGCTCCAACAATTCATCTACTGACTAACCTCTTGGTCCCCAATAAGTACAGTGTGTATCTCAGATACATTCTTGCGCAATATATCTATCTCGCTTGAGCACCAGTCTGCGTTCAAGTAAAAAGTTTGTTGTATGCATATAGCCGTTAGTAAAATCATAATAATTAATTTAAGTAGTGTGTCCATTATAGTACCCCTCACATCGTTTTAACCATTTGTATTTATAGTCATCTAACCGTGATCCGTTAATCGTAAACATTTGTAAAGTCATGCCTCGCGATGCCATAAGAATTACGCCTGCTTCCATTTTAGTTTTATACAACGCATCGTGGGCCATCATATACGCTGCGAGCTGAATATAATAGTCTTCAATCCACTCATCTTTTTTAGGTTTATTTGTTTGTTTAAAATCAATAATTGCTGGCTGATCACGCCAAACAGCCGTACAATCAGCCGTCCCTCCGTAGAATGTAGGGTAGAAGAGGGGGACTTCTGTGCCCCAATATTCATCGACGGAGGGTAGACCACACTCAATGATGAGCTTTGCCATACGTTTTCCAATAACTCCGATGTTAGTAATATCATCGTAGCCTATTCCTTGGATATGGCATTCAAGGAATTTGTGCATTGCCGTTCCAACTGCTGCGGCTTGGTTCTTAACCGCTTCTGCCGTCTCTTCGCCAACTCTATTGCGCCACGCCCGTAAACCTTCTTTGTCTTTTTCTGCTTTGGTGGCGGAGATAATAGTTGTAACAGACGGTAAAAGTTTGCCTTCACCTTCGTAGTGACGTTTTCCATTAACTGTTTTACGTTTAACATCTCCATAAGGATATCTTTCTGTAATTAATGAAACGGGTTCTTTAGTCTTTTGCGTGTCCATTTAACTTTAGTGCTTTTGCTTTGTCTTTTGCTAAGTGTTCTATTAGTTTTGCAAGCGAGAATGTAACTCCAAGCTCTGCTGACAAGTGTTCTTTCACTAATTTTAGTTCGTTGTATGCTGCTTTCGATAGAGAAACAGACGAGTATTTTCTGATGTCGGGCATCGTTTTAACCTTTCTTTATATTACATAGTTTATAGAGTAACTTCGCGACCAGTTTCCTGCTCGAAGATTACATTAAGAACTCGTAGCTTATTTTCCAACTGTGTTATTTGTTGTTTTAGCAACTTATTTTCTTCGTGTAACCTTGTAGTTTCAAAGTTATTGCCGAATACAAAATCCGACATAAAATTATCGTCCATATAGATTCCTCCATATTATATTATAATCTACCACAATATATAGTAATCTACTATTGACTGTCAACTAAATATTGATATTATTTAGATAAAAAAGAAAGAGGTATTTATGAGAAAAGAACTACAAAATAGGCGTCCTGCGTTTGCATTTAACATTACAGATTCTGGTGGTACACCGTATAGACTAACAACTTCGTTTGAAAACGAAGAAGTAAAAGAAGTTTGGATCAACGGTGGAGGCAAGGTAGGAACAGAAAAACACGACATATTAACAGAAATAGGGCGCATTATATCTGTTGCATTACAAAACGATGTTTCTTTTGAAGAACTAAAATCTTGTGCAACATATCATTCCGACGGCAGACCCTCCACCATTGTTGGCGAAGTGTTTAACGCAATAGATTTTAAGAAGAAATCTTAATTTTTCTAGGGCGCTGGTGCTCCGGGACCTCACGTTCGAGGTATATGTGCAACAATCCATTTTCATAACTTGCACTACCAACTTTGATAGTTTCAGCTAATTTAAACGATCTTCTAAAGTTGCGCGCAGCTATGCCACGATGCAGGAACTCTGGTTCGTTGTCCTGTTTAGGCACCTCACCACTAATAATGAGCTCGTTATCCTCAACGGATACGTCAATATCCTTCTCGGCAAAACCAGCTACGGCCATGGTGATAGTGTAATTGTTGTCAGATTTTATTATGTTGTATGGTGGATAAGAAGATGCTGTGTCGCCATGCTTGAACATATTGTCAAACATTTTGTCAAATGCGTCAAATCCAACGCTAGAACGTAATAATGGTGATAAGTCAAAAGTCATAATAACCCTCCTT